AAGGCCCCCCTTCCCCCCGTGTACGACGACGCGAAAATCAAGCCATTTTGTCCACCAGTGAGACGGCGTGTATGGGACGTACGGGGCACGAACGGGCGCAACCCATCCCCACCCTTGCCGAGTCGGGTGTGGGCGCGGGCTTCTGTGTGGTGTATGGGCCGTTGGTGTATCGGGGCTGGTGTGGGCGGGTGCCGGGGTCGTGCGTAGAATCATTGGCGGGCGATGGTGCGGCTCGCGTCAGTCGACTCCGACTTTGAGGTCGGAGGTCCGCAGCGGGCGACCTAGCCCTCTCCCGGGTATCGTCCAACGGGCGTCCGCTTCGGCGGCGATAGGACACCGAGCATGGGCTCGGAGACTGGCGGTTCGACTCCCCGCTCCCGGATTGAAGCGCCTGGCTCTCATCCCGCTCTTGCAGTTCGCCATCGACCCTCGTCCGCTGGTGGCGTGGGTTGCTCTGCGTCACCTGCGCCGCGCGCATCCTGAGTTGTTCATCGGGGCGGCGGCGGCGGCGTCGATCAAGGTCGTGTTGGACGAGCGGGCGGCCGAGGCGTAGTGCCTGGCTTCAACGCCCCGGGGATCCTGTTCGTCGGCGCCTGGGGCGCGGCAGACCGGGAGTTCCTGACCCGCCTGGTGGGGAGGCTGCGCCCGCACTACGATCTCGCGGTCGAGCCGTGCGCCGGAGCGTTCGCGATGTCGCTGACCTACCGGCATGTGGGCTTCGAGCCGAAGCAGCTCGAGGCGTCCGACGTTGGACTGTTCTCGGCGACGCTCGGCAGCGTCTTCGCGGGCCGGCACCCGGAGGAGCTCGGGATTCAGGTCGACGGCTCGGGGTTGGATCTTCCGGACGATCCGGTGCAGGCGGCGGCGCGGGTGCTGTTCACGCAGGCGCTGATCCGCCTGGAGTTGAAGCCCGACGTCCACCATTGGCGTGAGCATGTCCGCGCGCTGCTCGAGGGCCAGGAGAAGATGGAGCGCAAGATCGCCGAGCAGCTCCGGAGCATGGACGAGCGGCTGCACGGGATGTCGTACTGGCCGATGGACATGGTCGAGCACATTCGGATGCACGCCGACAACCCGAAGGCGCTGATCTTCATCGCCCCGCCGACCTACAAGGCCGGCTACGAGCGGTTCTTCGACACGAAGGGCCGGCTGGAGTGGGCGGAGCCGTCGTACTCGACGTGGGACCCGGACGCTGACCATGAGATCCTGGCCCGCGAGTCTGAGGACTTCCAGGCGACGCTCGTCTCGATGCAGATGACTGCTGAGACGGGCAAGTGCCACCACAACGAGCCGCTGTATGCCCGCCATGAGCGTCGCGGCGTGACGACGTATATCTGGACGAACAAGCCGGGGAAGGTGCTGCGCTGGTTGTCCGGCAAGACGGCCGTCCCGCGCGCCCTGCCGGACAACGAGCGTCTCGAGGGCGTGAAGATCCTGCCGCACGATCATCGGCTGACCCCGAGGTCGAAGGTCAGCATCGTCGCGCTTCAGAGCAAGCAGGTCCGCTACTACAAGGACCTGTGGCTGCACCGGATCAGCCCGAAGGACGCCGGGTGGGACTTCGCGGTCCTGGTGGACGGCCACCTGGTCGGCATCGCCGGCTATGACGCCGGCATGATGGATTACCGGCCGCAGGTGATGTGGGAGGACGCGCTGACGCTGTTCTACGCGGTGGGGGCCCCGGGACGCCCGGAGCGGCTCACCCGGCTCGTCATGGCGATCGCGCTGCTGCGTGAGACGGTCGACCAGATCGTGCCGCCGTGGCAGGCGTGCCGGGCTCGGCAGGTAATGACTGTCAACCTGACCAAGTACCCTGAAGCGAAGCAGAACCGTGGGATCCTGAAGCTCGTCGATCGGCAGAAGGACAAGACCCACGGGTACAAGCTGGTGTATGCCGCGTCGATCGCGGACCAGACAGCCCAGGAGGCGTTCAGGACATGGCTCTCGAAGGAGCAGAAGCGACTGACGACCGCTACGAGGTAGCACCCGAGCTCTACGTCGTCAAGCTCGACATCGCGGCCCTGCGTGAGCAGGACGTCAACGCTCACACGATGCCGCCGGCGAAGTTCGAGCGGCTCGTGGAGAACATCAAGTCGCGCGGGGCCCTCGAGAGCCTCCCGTACTGCTGGCAGCCCGGGGGTGAGGGGCCGATCGAGATTGTCTCCGGCCATCATCGGGTGCGTGCCGCGCAGGCCGCAGGACTTGGCCAAATCGCCATCTTGCTTGATGTGGCCAGGTTCGACCGGAGCCGCATCATCGCGAAGCAGCTCGCGCACAACGCCCTGGTCGGCGTCGACGACCCGGACCTGATCCGCACGCTGCTGGCCGAGATCGACAACCCGGACGACAAGCTCGCGACGGGCTTGCCGGCCGCCGTGCTCGAGGGCAAGGAGGAGGCGGAGGTCGCCTCGATGTTCGCACCGCGTATCGACTTCGACTACCGGACGGTGTCGTTCGCCTTCCTCCCACATCAGCAGGCCGAGTTGGAGAAGCTCATAGGGCTGCTGGAAGGCAGGCAGGACCTCGTGGTGGCCGCTCCGATCGAGCAGTACGACGACCTGTTGAAGGTCGCGGCCCGCTTCGCCCGCCTGAAGCAGGTCCGCAGCGGCGCGACGGCGATCACGCTGATGGTGCGGCTCGCCCTGGAGGAGCTCGAGGCCGCCGAGGCCGAATCTGAGGCGAGCGAGGCCGCGTGATGCCGTCGCCGACCGACGACCAACTCGAAATGGTCCTGTCGCTGCTGCGCGGCGGGGCTGGAGTCATGGAATCGGCCGCGCACGCCGGCCTGGACCCCGTGTGGTTCGACGAGTGGCTGCGTAGGCCGCGCCAGAAGGCCGTGGCAGCCCGTGTGAAGCGCTCGATCGCGCAGGCCGACCTCAGCGACCTGGCGATCATCGGATCGGCGGCAAACACCCGCGCTGATGCTGCGGCGGGGACGTGGCAGGCCGCGAAGGCTCGCCTGGAGATGCGCCGGCTGGGTGAACGCGAGCGTGAGCTGCTGGAGATCAACGCGATCGCGGGCTGCTGATGCCCCGAGGGCGTCCACCGAAACCGGCCGAGCTTCGCCGGCGTGAGGGCGGCAGCACGGTCAGCCACCGCCCTGTCCCCGAACCGTTGCTGGTGGCCGGGCGCCCGGACCTTCAGAAGCTGATCGACCCGCCGCTGGGGCTGCCGGAGGACGCGAAGGAGTTCTGGCAGGACAGTGTGCGGAAGCTCGCCGAGGTCGGAGTCATCGACCTGGTGGATACGCCGGCGTTGGAGATGCTCGCGACCCAGTACGCCCGGGTGTTGCAGGCTCGTCGGGTGATCGCGGCGCGCGGCCTGTTCGCTCACGGGAGCATGGGCCAGATCCGGGAGGCGCCGTGGGTGCGGCTCGAGCGCGACGCGATGGCTGCCTTCATGCGGATGGCCGGCGAGTTCGCCCTGACGCCGGTGGCCCGCACCCGGCTCGGCCTGGCGCAGCTCCACGGCAAGGCGATGGCGAAGGAGCTGGACGAGGCGCTCGGCGCGGACGCGGCCGTGGACGCGGAGGTCGTGGAGGACTTGACCGGTGTCGGCCTCCCTGGCGTATAGGACGGACGGGCCCAAGGTCCAGCGCTTCGGGGAGAAGTTCATCGTCCAGACGAAGGGGCGGTGGGCCGGCCAGCCGCTGAAGCACGAAGCCTGGGAGCGTCAGTTCCTCAACGAGCTGTTTCTTCGGAAGCCGAACGGCGAGTTCGTCTACGACCGCGCCCTGCTCGGGATCGCCCGGAAGAACGGCAAGTCGACGCTCAGTTCCGAGTTGGCGCTGTACGGGCTGATCGGGATGGGCGAGCAGTCACCCGAGGTCTATGCGGCGGCGGCAGCCAAGGAGCAGGCCGGCATCGTCTTCAACCAGAGCGCCCAGTTCGTCCAGGCGAGCCCGCGTCTGATGGACTGGCTGGAGCCGCAGCGCAACATCATTCACTGCAAGTCGAACAAGGGCGTGTTCCGGGTGCTGTCGAGCGACGGCGGCCTTCAGATGGGCCTCAACCCGAACATGGTCGTCATCGACGAGCTCCACGAGCACAAGAAGCGCGACCTGTGGGACGCGCTGACGACGGCGGACCTCGCCCGCCAGAACCCGATCGTCATCGCGATCACCACCGCCGGCTTTGACCGATCCTCGATCTGCTACGAGCAGTACCAGTTCGGAATGGAGCTCCGGGAGCGCGGCGGCCTGGAGGCGATGCGCAAGGAGGGGTTTCTGTTCTGGTGGTACGAGGTCCCGGCCGAGATCGACTACCGGGACCAGAGCTACTGGCACATGGCGAACCCGTCGAGCTGGATCACGCCGGAGCGCCTGGAGCGCTATCAGCGCCGGATGCCCGAGAACGTGTTCCGCCGGCTGCACCTGAACCAGTGGACCGAGACGGAGGACGCCTGGATCAAGGGCTACGAGTGGGACGCGATGTGCGGCACGCCGATCTGGCGTCCGAACGAGCCGACGTGGCTCGCTGTTGACGTCGGGGTCCGGCGCGACAGCGCGGCGATCCTGTGGGCCCAGTGGCACGGCGACAAGCTGCACATCGGCCAACAGATCCTCGTGCCGGAGGAGGAGGGCCCGACGTTCGGTGTCGCTGACGTCCGGGGCGCCGTGGCGAAGTGGGCCCAGGTGATGAACCAGCTCGAGGAGGCGGCGTATGACCCGTGGCAGTTCCGGGAGTCGGCGGAGATCCTGGCCGAGCGCGGGCTGCCGATGGCGGAGTTCCCGCAGACCGGCGAGCGGATGGGGCCGGCCTCGGAGACGCTGTATGAGCTCATCGTGGATAGGCGTATCGTTCACGACGGAGATCCGAGGCTGCGCGAGCACGTGCTGGCCGCCGTCGTGGCTCCGACCGAGCGCGGCGGGTATCGGATCTCGAAGCGCAAGAGCTTGGAGAAGATCGACGGCTGTGTCGCCCTGGCGATGGTGGCCGATCGCGCTGTAACAATGCGATACGAGAAGGCACCGTCGAAGACGGTCCACATCTACTGACGGAGCGCCGATGGACCCTCAGATGACTCCGGCCGCATGGCTCCAGTTCCTCGAGCCGATGCTCGACGAGCAGGCCGAGACGATCCAGGTGTACCAGGACTACTACGACGGGCAGCACAAGCTGGCGTTCGCCACCGCGAAGTTCCGCGAGGCGTTCAGCCGCTTCTTCCCGCCGCTGGCGAACAACTGGATGCAGGTCGTCGTCGACGCTCCGGTGTCGCGCCTGACCGTCCAGGGCTTCCGCTTCAACGTCGCCGACCCGAACGCGCCCACGACGAACGCGCTCACGCCGTCGTGGGAGCTCGACGCCGACAGCGAGGCGTGGGAAATCTGGCAGGCGAACAACCTCGACTCGATCAGCCGCATGGTGCATACCGACGCGGTGAAGCTCGGCGTCTCCTACCTGCTGGTGTCGCCGCCCGACCTGTCCAAGCCGACTGGCGAGTTCCCGATCATCACGCCCGAGCACGCCAGCCAGTGCTACGTCTACTGCGACCCGCAGAACCGCAACCATCGGCTCGCCGGCATCAAGAAGTGGCTCGACGACACGGACGGCTACGCCTACGCGAACGTCTACCTGCCGGGCACGATCGCGAAGTGGCGCTCCGCCGACGAGGTCACGTCCGGCAAGAAGATCCAGTGGCAGCGCCGCGCCGACGACCCGGGGTGCGTGAACCCGATGGGTGTCGTGCCCCTCGTGCCGCTGGAGAACAAGCCGGACCTGCTGTACGGGGGCCGCAGCGATCTCGAGCAGGCGATCCCGATCCAGGACGCCGTCAACAAATACTGCCTCGACATGCAGGTGTCCTCGGAGTTCCA